GACAAACAATACAAAGAACTTTGCCCTACATACTATAAACGACAAAAGAATATAGCAGAAGCTACTAACCAAAACTATGTTATAGGCGATACAAGTTTTACAACAGTAACAGTAAACAAAAACTTTCGTACCGCAGTACACAAAGACGCAGGCGATTTTACAGAGGGTTTTGGTAATTTAATAGCATATAGGGAGGGCGACTGGACTGGTGGGTATTTTATTCTTCCAGAGTATGGTGTGGGTATAGATTTACACAACACAGATATATTATTTGTTGATGTACATAAGTACCACTGTAATACAAACTTTGTAAACTTTACAGAAGATTGTTTACGCATTAGTTTCGTTTTATATTACCGTGAGTATATGTATAAGTGCAAAGCACCTAAAGACGAGTTAAAAAGAGTTAAAATAGAACAAGGAGGGTATAACAGGTTATAATGCAAAGAACGATAGCATATTTACTAGACGACGAGGTTCCTATAAAAGAAACTATAATAGCAATAGGTGGTGTACCTGCATCTGGAAAAACAACCTTAATGCGTAAATTAATGCAAGAGTTAGGCAGCTGGCAACCATATGAACACAGGTTAATTAAAGGACACTATAACTTAGAAAAAAATATATATGTAGTAGGTATATATAATAATGATTTGTTTAGCGGTACAGATAAATTATCAATGGCAGTGCAACCTGTTTTTTTAGAGTGGGTTCCAACAACTAATGGTGCTACAATAATATTTGAAGGCGACAGGTTGTTTAACCAAAAACTATTTAACAAATACCGTAAAACAAAAATATACGTAGTAGAATCTACGCCAGCAATAATAGAACAAAGGCGCAACGATAGGGGTGCAGAACAAAGCGCTAAATTCCTAAAAGCTAAACGCACTAAAATACTAAAGATAAAATATAATAATGAATATGAGTTACTACCTAATAACACAGATATTGATTTACAAGATAACGTACAAACTATAATAGATTATATAAATAATAAAAAATAATTAACTTTACATTATGGAACAATCACAAATACACAAAATAGCAAAAGACATTAAAGGTATAACAAATTGTAACTTTTTAGAAAAAAGGCGTGATACTAAATACGTAGAAGCGCGATCATTCTTTGTACATATACTTAAAAACTATTACAAGTTTAGAAACAAAGATATAATTAATACGTTTAATAACTTAGGTTTTAATATGGATAGTGCTACACTTTGTCATAGCTTAAAAATGTTTGAGGTGTACGAACACCAAAACTTACGTATGCAAAAATGGTTTGAAGATCTATTTGCAACGCCAGATTATAAAACAAGAAGTAAAACTGAAATATACATAAAGCAAAAGCTAAAGTATTTACCAGAGCATATTCTTGTTAAAATGGCAGCACAGATTGAAACTGTAATAAAAGAAGAACAGTTTGATGAAATACAAAATATAGAGTGGGTATGGTAAAAAAGTTCGTTTTTTTTATTATATACTTGAATAATCAAGTTTTTTCAAGTTGGCTAGGAAGATAATTAGTACATATATATTTAAGCCAAAGAAGCGCAGGCCAGGAGTTCATAGCAAGAACGCAAGTCGTAGTCAAACAGGTTATAAAAAGAAATATAGGGGTCAAGGTAAAAAAAGATAATATGGCAGATTGGGGTGGTAAACGTAATAACGCAGGTAGAAAACCAAAGGCAGATGAGTTGCAGCTATTAGAAAAGCTATCGCCTATGGAAGATTTATTCCTACAAGTATTGCACGATGGTTTAAAAAAGGGTGATTACAAATTTGCACAGCTATACGCTAATTATTATTACGGTAAGCCTAGAGAAACACAAGACATAACACTAAACCAAGACACACCATTATTTGAAGTTGTCGTAAAAGATAATGACGCAACAGGTACAAACTAATGTTATATTTAACCACGCATATAGGTTTAGCAGGTCTAACAAAAAAATCTTAATAGAACAAGGCGGATCCCGTAGCGGGAAAACTTTCAATATATTAGTATGGGTAATATTTGATTACTGTGTAAACAACACAGGGCATATAGTTACAGTGTGTCGTAAAACATTCCCAAGTTTACGTGCAACAGTTATGCGTGACTTTTTAGATATACTAAAGCAAAACAATTTATATAACGAAAAGCATCATAATAAATCTAATAGTGAATATACTATAAACGGTAATACAATAGAATTTATTTCCCTAGACCAACCAGCTAAAATACGTGGGCGTAAAAGAAACTTGTTATTTGTAAACGAAGCTAACGAAATAGATTGGGATAGTTGGCAACAATTAATATTTAGGACACAAGGTAAAATTATCATAGACTACAATCCAAGTGAAGCTAACCACTGGATATATGATAAAGTAGAAGTGCGTGAAGATGCTATCTTTTATAAAACTACATACAAGGATAATCCATTTATAGATAATAATATTATACACGAACTAGAAAGGCTAAAAGAAACTGATGATGAATATTGGCAAGTGTTTGGTTTAGGTGAACGTGCATTATCACGTACACAAATATTTAAGTTTGCAGTAATAAATAAAATACCAGATACAGCTAAATTTATATCTATCGGTATAGACTTTGGTTATACAAATGATCCAACAACAGCTGTAGAAGTTTATCAAGATGAACACAGTATATATATAAATGAATTACTATATAGAACTATGATGACAACAGCTGACATACACAGGTTCTTATTAGAAAACAATAAAGGCAATAAATTATGTTTTGGTGACTCAGCAGAAGTAAGGCTAATAGATGAACTGCGTAGAATGGGTAATAATATAAGGCCTAGTGTAAAAGGTCAGAACAGTATAGCAGCTGGTATTGATTTATTAAAACGTTATAAGCTGCACGTAACAGAAACATCTGTAAATGCAATAAGGGAGTTTAGGGATTATAGGTGGAAAAAAGATAAAGCAAATAGGCTAACAAATATTCCTAACGATGGCAGTGACCATATACCTGACGCAGTGCGCTACGCTACATATAGCCTTATGAGCAAACCCAATTACGGGAAGTATGCTATACGTTAATACCTGTATTGCCAACGCAATCAACTAACCAAGCCTTTACGTTATTTTCCTTAGCGTGTTCGTATTCAGGTGTATTAGCCGCAGGACCAAATACATTTAATACATCAACGTTAGGATTTTTTAATAAAGACGTTAATTCGTTTATATTACATTTTATCATAATATCAAACATAATAAAAAAAAAGTTATTAAAAAAGTTTTATAATTAATATTTATTTATTAACTTAGTGCTATGAATAAAATTACTACAGACTACGAACTATTAGGTTACTTTGAAGAATTCTTTGTTGATGGTAAATTTGTAGGCAGCAAAAACTGTGACGCACAACCAAACAGAAATTTAGGTTGGTCAGGTAGAAAAACTGCATACGCATCAACAGATATCCAGTTAGATAGAAACAAAAAAATAAAAGCAGGCACTAAATATTATACATACATACAACAACTATGCGGTAAGCTAAAAGGCACACAGGAACAAAAGGTTAGTAACTTGTATAACTTAAATGCGTGGCGCTTAAAATAGTATGGGGTTAATTAGGTTACAGTACGGTTAGTAATATTCTTTTTTTTCATATTAATTAGTCTACAGGTGGGTTGCGTACTGGCTCACCTTTTTTTATGGATAAATTTTTTATATTTATGTATTATATATTATATGAAACTATCTATAACAGTTCCAACAGAATTAAGTGATGTAACACTTGGGCAATACCAAAAGTTTATAAAAGTGCAAAAGACAAATGAAGATCCAACGTTTATTGCACAAAAGATGATTGAAATATTCTGTAACATAGATTTAAAAGATACGTTTAATATTAAGGTAGCAGACGTTAACGAAATAGTAGGCATACTAAACAAACTATTTGACGACAAGCCTAACCTAGTAACTAAGTTTAAATTAGAGGGCAAAGAGTATGGCTTTATACCAAAGCTAGAAGATGTAACACTAGGCGAGTATGTTGATATAGATAACTACTTAAAAGATTGGGGTAATATGCACTTAGCAATGAATGTATTATATAGACCAATTAAAATGCAATACGGCGATAAGTATGATATTGTTGATTACACAGGTAAAGAAATTGTTGATATGAAACAAATGCCATTAGACGTAGCATTTAGTTCGCTGATTTTTTTTTATCATTTAGGGATCGACTTGTCGAGCAATATGATGGATTATTTGGTGGACAGGCAGTGGAACAGCCTTACGGAAGGAGAAACCAGTTCAGCGTTAGATGGGGTTGGTATGGATCAATTTACGAACTCGCTCAAGGAGATATTACAAAGTACGAAGATATCACTGAGCAAAGATTAACAACAGCGTTACAAGCGTTGCTGTATATAAAAGAAAAAAACGAAATGCAAGAAGCAGAATTAAAATCAAATGCCAGAAAGTAACACAGCCATAAGGTCATATTATTTAGTAAGCGAAACACTAGAAAGTTCACTACTAAACAACAATATAACAAAGACAGTAACAATAGGTGATATATCAGATGTTGATTTAGCTAAGCAAACAATATTCCCATTAGCACACTTTATAGTTAACAATGTAACAACAACAGAACAAACGTTAGTGTTTAGTATTACAGTTATGGCAATGGATATTGTTGACACAAGCAAGTCAGAAGAAACAGATAAGTTTAGAGGTAACACAGATCAACAAGATATATTGAATACACAGTTAGGCGTATTAAATTTATTAGTACAAAAACTAAGGTTTGGTGATTTACATACAACAGGTTACAGGGTTATTAATGATCCAGTGTGTGAACCATTTGTAGACAGGTTTGAAAACAATTTAGCAGGCTGGAGTGCAGATATAAATATAGAAGTAAGAAACGACCAATACATATGTTAATATTTTCAGATAGGTTTAATGCAAGGTTAGAAGATTTTTTTAAAGCTGTAAAGAAACAAGCTAAACAAAATTTAAGTAAGGGTACAAAAACGCAAAGGAAAAAGCGACCTATAAATAACACAAAAAAACTATACAACAGCATACAATATAAATCACTATACGAAAATAGTGACGGTATGGCTTATGGTTTATTTATGGAAGATTACGGTGACTATATTGACAGCGGTGTTAGGGGTACAAAAAGCAACTACCGTGTAAATAAAAATACACCGTTTAAATACACAACTAAACCACCTCCATCTAATTTAATAGGTAACTGGGCAAAGAATAGAAATATAAGGTTTAGAGATGCAAAGGGTAAATTTAAAAAAGGCAATTACAATGCCATAGGTTATGTAATAGCAAGGTCAATATTTGAAAAAGGTATAAGGGCTAACAACTTTTTTACTATACCATTTGTAAATGAATTTAAAAAACTACCAACAGATTTACAGGACATCTTTGCAGATGATATGGTAATACTAATGATTGATAGTTTAATAGAAGCAGATATAATTAAAAGAAGTAACTAATGGCAAATATATTATTAAGAAGTCCATATTATGAATCACACAGTCAGGCATACGTTAGCCCTAACGTTGCAAAAAGTGCTACGCTAACATTATCAGTAGGCGGAACACAAATAAGCGAAATGAGCAAGGATACAACGTTAAGTGGAACAACTAACCAAGAAACAGGTACAGTTGCATTTGAGATAGCTGATTTATGTAGAGACTATCTTGACATAACATTTAACAATACATATACTAGCCAAGTAATAGCAATTACAGGTACGCTTACATTTAAAAATAAAACAGTAGATGAAATAAACACAGGTGCTACTGCAACAACAGTAGGTAACGCTGTATCAATAACACACACAGGTTTAGATGGTTACTTTGAATTTACCGAAGGGTTAGGTACAGGGCAAAACAGCGCATTAACATTATCAACAACACAAGACACAGTGTTACAAGACAACACTACAATATATGCACCTGATAACACAGCAGGCGTAATACCTTACTATGATGAAAGTGCAAGTACAATAGTATATCAAGCATTTGCCGCAGGCGATACAAGTGAAACTGTTTTAAGTACAACCTTTGATATTGAAAGGGTATGTACAAAGCACGAAGCATATAAGGTTACATTTGTAAATAAATATGGTGCGTTGCAAGATTTATATTTTACAGGTAAAACAACAGAAAATATTAACGTACAAAAAACTACATTCAAACGTAGCATTATAGATACTAATTCTAGGTACAGTAACCAAAAGCACAGTATAAAACAATTTAACGCATTAGCAAATGAAACATTAATACTTAATTCACCGCAAATGAGTTACGACAATGTTAATGAAGCATTTAAACAATTATTAGTAAGTGAGCAAGTATGGATATATAAAGATAGCCAAACAACACCAATAAACATAACTAATACAGCAACTAGAATTAAAACAGGTGTTAATGACAAAACAATACAATATACACTAACAGCTGAGTATGCGTTTGATATGATTAGCAATATCAGGTAATGAACAATATAGAGTTATATATAAAACTGCCTAATGATTTAAATTATACTAGGCTTGATTTGTTTAAAGATGAAACAATATCATTAACGCAAGTTATACAAGATGCAAAAGATCCAGGAAAAGTATTTACAGATTTTAGTAGAACATTTAGTTTACCTGCAAGCAAAACAAATAACAAATTTTTTAAGCATTATGAAATATTTACACAAAGCCAAACGTATAGTTTTGATGGGCGTAAAAAAGCAGATGCTAAAATAGAATTAAATAGCGCACCGTTTCAAAAAGGTAAAATTAGGTTAGAGGGTGTTGATTTAAAAAACGGTAGACCTGATACATACAGAATAACATTTTTTGGTGAACAAAACCTAAAGGATATATTAGGTGATTTAAAATTACAAGACCTTGACTGGCTAACAAATTTTGACACTACATATACATCAGCAAATATTATAACAGGGCTAGGCAGCGGTGGTACTGGGCAAGTTACAGTTGATAGCGTAGCTTATCCTGCGCCACTGGTCACCGCCTTAATAGGTAATTCTATGCGTGCATTTTATTCATCATCAACTACACCTGCATACTGGGATAATAATAAACAAGAAATAAATAAATCAGGTGGTAACCTAAATCCTAATCAAGGAACTGCTTACTCTGGTTATTATTGGAAAGATTTAACATTTAGCGTTAGGTTATATGTATTAATAAAAGCAATAGAGAAGTCTGATATTACAAAAGATATAAATGGTAATCAACAAATATATTTTAGTGATGACTTTTTTAACACAACTAATACAGGGTTTTATAATTTGTATATGTTATGCCAGCGTAACGCAGGTAAAATATTAGAAGGATCAGGTGATTCTTATACACCAAACCAACAAAGTAATAAGGGGTATATAAATGCAACACTAGCATCTGACCACGAAAACAACCTTACATTAACAAATTCCACTATAAGACCATATGGTTTAACAACTGGGCAATTATTTCAATTTACATTAACAGTAAACTTTGGTACAATAAGTGATACAATTTATGTTGACTTAATTGAAGTTACAAACAATAGGTTAGAAACTACATTTACTTATACAACAAGTCAATCAGGTGGTACAAGGAGTTATCAAATAGGTAACGGAACATATGAATTAAAATTTAGAAGTAGTGCAGCACAAACAGTTACAAGTTTTAGTATAAACCTTATTGATACATTTGATACAAACAGTACAACAAGTATAGCAACAGGTGATGTTGACGGTCCGTTTAATATTCCAAGCGGTGGATTTGCTTTACGTAGTAATATACCAGATATAAAGATAGTAGATTTTTTATCAGGATTGTTTAAAATGTTTAACTTAACAGCAACAGCTAAAAATGGTAAAATAACAATAGATACGCTAGATGATTTTTATGATGGTGGTACACTAAGAAATATAACAGAGTTTGTTGACAGCACAACTAAAACAGTAAATAAAGCATTACCGTATAGGGCTATTAATTTTAAATACGAAGACACTGAAAATATTTTAGCAAAACAACACAAAGAACAGTTTCAAAGCGACTGGGGTTCAGCAAGTTATGATGATGATGGTGCGTTAGATAGTAACAATACAACTTATGAAATTATACCACCATTCCAGCATATGAAGTTTGAAAGATTGTATGATGGTAGCACTGCAAAAAATATACAAGTAGGGCATTTGCTTGATGACAAGCGTGAACCTTATTTAGGAAAACCTGTTTTATTTTATCCAATACATTTGAGCAGTTCAACAACACCTGCGGCTGAACCTTTTAACTTAGTAACAGAAATAAGTGGGTATGACGCAGGATCTAGTCCTGCAGAAGCTACACAAACAGCATACTGGATACCTAGTAATAGCCCAGCGTTTGATAATGCTGATGCTGGATACCCTGAAACAATTAATTTTGGTTTAGAGCTTGACGAGTGGAATGCATCTACAGCTTGGACTGACACACTATTTGAAAAATATTATAAATCATATATTGTAAATGTATTTAGGTATAACGAAAGGATAACAAAAATAAAAGCAAGATTGCCGTTAAAATTTTTAACGCAGTTTACATTAGCAGATGAGTTACAAATACACGATTTAACATATAGGATAAACAGCATAACAACAAACTTACAAACAGGTGAAGCTACATTAGAATTATTAAATGGTAGAGAAGCAACAGCGGCAACAGGTTCTGCATCAGCAAGTACAACAGTATCATCAAGTAATAGTACATCAGCTAGTACAGCCTGTGGATATTCACTAAACACCACTGTTTATTATACAGGTACGATAGGTAATAGTAATAGTTTGTACACTGATTCAGGGCTTACAACTGCATATACTGGTTCTGGTAACTTTCACGCATTTCCTGGAAATTATTATGCAACAATAGATTCTAACGGTTATATATCTAATTACCAGCCTTGCCCTACACTTGCACCAACTATGTCAACTGCATCAAGTTCAAACGTTACATATAATTCATTTACAATGAACGGTAGTTTAGATGTAGCAAACGGTACAGTAAGTGCAAGAGGTTTTTATTGGGGTACAAATGCGGTATATACAAATAACACTAAACAAGCTGCATCAGGCACAAGCACAGGTAGTTACAGTTATAATATAACAGGTGCAAGCGCTAACACACCTTATTATGTAACAGCTTATGGTATAAACCAACACGGAGAGAATGTAGGTACAACTGTAAGTTTTAATACAGCAGCATCACCAAACGTACCAACAGTAGTAAATGTAGCAGAGACAGGTGTAGGTACTACATTTTTTACAGCTAACTTAAATATTACAGCTGATGGTGGCGCAACTATTAATGGTGCAGGCTTTTATATGGGTACAGATGCTTCTAGTGCAACTAACAATACGCATTATGATATATCACCAGCACCTAGTACAACAGGTAATAAATCATATGACTTTGGTGGGCTTACAGCAAATACTACATATTATTACTGGGGTACAGCTACAAATACATTTAGCGGTACAAAAGGTGTAGCATCAAGCTATGAAACAGTACAAACAAGCGTACAAACATATACGTATAACAATACATATTATAATGCTAATGATGCTTACTACGCTTGTATAAGTAGTAATCCGCAAACATATTATTCAACAAGCAGTACATTTCAAGCTGGTATAGTTTTATATACAGATAGCGGTTTAACTACATTAGCACCTGATGGCTATTACGCAAGAAGCAACTATTCTTACCAAGTAGATAATAGCGATGGTACGCTAGGTGCAGCAACAGCTTGTGCAACATCAACTGTATATAGGGTACGTATAACTGCTGCATATCCAGGAACAAATTATTATGATATGACTACTGTAGAAGCTGCTGGTTTAAGCACTACAAATGTAATGTATTTTACAGCATACTGGGGGTCAGGTAGAGTAATGTATTCAAACGTTGGTGTAACTACTACATATACAGGTTCTGGTACTTGGAAAACTGATCAAGGCTCAACAGCTTTTGAATATAGCAGATACCCTGAAGGAAAAATATTTTTTGCACGTAGGCAAAATTATATAAATGGTGCTTGGACAGATTTAACATCTACAATTACTACAAGTGGCTATGACGATTATGTTTGTCAGGTAAGTTCTGCTGGTGTATTACAAATACTTTACTGGAATTATGATACAGGCGCATTAGCTATTACAGGTTCTGCAAGTATGAGTGGTATAAAAATATCAAGTTCAGGTAGTGCGGATGCTGCAACTGCTTGTTCTACTACTCCAGCTACAATAGTTTATTATGACGGAACAAGTATAAGCAACGGAACAGTTATATATACTGATTCTGTATCAGCAGGTACATCAGGTAGTAGTGATAAATTTAATGGAGGTGGTAACTGGTACAAGTTCGAAAATAATTATAGAGCGCAAATAAGCAGCACAGGTGTTGTATCTAATTATGCAAGTTGTTAAAAAAACTAAATAAACGTATTATATATATAGATGCTAAATGAAATTATAACATTATTAAAATATTCAAAAGGTGGTACTGAGAATATTGATATAGCAAAAGGTAAAAATAAATTACCTAGTAGCTTTATGGAAGCATACAAACAATTTAAGCAAGGGTTAAATGGCAGTTAAAAAAGTAATAGAGTTAGAAGCTAATATAAAAGGTCTTGAAGATGACGTAAAAGACATAAGGGAACAGTTTGCTGAACTAAAACAAGATATAGAAAGTGTTGAAAAAAGTGCTAAAGAAACTGCTGACAATACAAAAAAAGGGTTTAAAGGTTTAAAAGGTGCAGTTGATAATGTTAAAAAAGGTTTCAGCGGTTTAGGTCTTGCAATAAAAACTATTGGTATTGGTTTAGTGCTAGAAGCCTTCAATACTTTTAAACAAGTTTTAAGTCAGAACCAAGTTGTTGCAGATGCTTTTGCTGTTGCTTTTGGCGCAATATCAAATATATTTAATGATTTTGTAAACTTTTTAATAAATAATTTTGACAAAGCAGTTGGACCAGTTAAAGAATTTTTATCTTCAGATACTTTTGAAGGAGTAGAAAACTTTTTTATTGGTTTAATTACAAGGGTTAAAAATTTAATACAAGGTATTGGCGGTTTAGGTAAAGCGTTAGTTAAAGTATTTAAATTAGATTTTGAAGGTGCTGCAGAAGAAGCTGGTGAAGCCTTTAAAAATTTAGGGGAAGTAATTACAGGTAATGCAGAAGAATCTGAGAAGACACGTAAGGTGCTTAAAAAAGTAGCAGACACAGTTAAAGAAGTTACAACTAACGCTATTGATAATGCAAAAGCAGAAGTAGATTTAGCTAATGCTTCTAAACTAGCAGCCGCAGAACAAGAAAAATTAAGGTTAGCAAATTTAAAAGCTGCAGAGGAACAAAGGCAAATACGTGATGATGTAAGTAAAGATATTCAAGCTAGGATAACAGCAAACGCTGAACTAGGTAAAATATTAGAAAAAGGTATTGAGCAAGAAAAAGAACTTGCACAAGTACAATTAGCAGCAGCGCAAGCAGCATTAAATAATAATGAAACTAATATTGACCTACAAGCAGAAGTTATAAGAGCACAGGCTGCGGTTTTAGAAATAGAAGAACGTATCGGTGGGCTAAGGTCAGAACAATTAACAAACGAAACAAGTTTATTAAAAGAAAAATTAGATTTAACAAATTCTATATCACAATCAGAAAGCGATGCAAGGTTAAGAACATTAGAAGGGCAATTAGCAGTAGAAGATGGAATACTTGATAGGTTAGACTTAGAACGTCAAGTTGCTGCCGAGCAACAAAAAATAGCAGAAGAACAATTTGAGAACACTAAAAAAATATTTGGTGAAGGAACTATTGAGTTTGAAAATGCACTAAAGGAACAAACAGCAGCACAAGAAACGTATAGTAATATTAACGAAGCAATAAAAAAGAAAGAAGAAGAAGCTAAGATAGCTATTGTATCTGAAGGGTTAGCAGGTTTAAGTTCTTTACTGGGTGAATCGTCAACAGCAGGTAAAGCAGTAGCCGTAGCACAATCAATAATAAATACATATCAAGGTGCTACAAAAGCGTTAGCGCAAGGTGGTATATTTGGTGCAATAAGTGCAGCTGGTGTAATTGCAACAGGTTTAGCTAATGTTAAAAAAATAGTTGCAACTAAAATTCCAGGTGAAAAAGGTGGTGGAGGTGCAGCTGCAATAGCTGGTGTAGGTGGTCAAGTTGAAAATATAGAACAAAACGTACCTGACTTTAATGTAGTGGGTGCTTCGCCAATAAACCAAATAGCACAATCACTAAACAACCGTCAACCAGTAAAAGCATTTGTAGTAAGTGGTGATGTTACAACAGCACAGCAACTAGACAGAAACATTATAAACGAAAGTGGAATATAAAAAAAACAATAATAAAAGTATTATATAATTATGAGAATAGTAGAATTAATATTAGATGAAGAGCAAGAATATTCAGGTATTGAAGCTATATCTATTGTAGAAAGACCAGCAATAGAAGAAGATTTTATTACACTAAATAAAAAAACTGAATATAAGTTAGCAGAACTTGATAGCAAAAAGAAAATATTATTAGGTGCTTTACTAATACCTAACAAACCTATATTAAGGCAAAGCGAAGACGGTGAATATTATATATACTTTAGTAAAGATACAGTGCGTAAAGCAAGTGAGTTATATTTAATGGAGGGTAATCAAAACAATGCAACGTTAGAACATCAAATGAATTTAAAAGGTTTAAGCCTTGTAGAAAGTTGGATAGTAGAAGATACCGAAAAAGATAAAACAGCAGTATATGGTTTAAGTTACCCAGTAGGTACTTGGGTAGGTTCTGTTAAAGTAACTAGCGATAAAGTTTGGGAAGAGTTTGTGGAAACAGGTAAAGTAAAAGGTTTTTCAATAGAAGGCTATTTTCAAGACAAGGCAGAATACAAACAAAGTAATTTGTCTGCAATAGAAACTGAAGAAGCAGAGTTTATGTTATCTAGTTTAAAAGATTTAGTAAATGGTGTACAAGTTACGTTAGAAAGTTACAACGACTACCCTGACTCTGTTGCAAATAATGCAAAGCGTGGTATTGAAATGAACGATAAGGTTAACAATAAGTGTGCAACTGACGTAGGTAAAATAAGAGCACAACAATTAGCCAAGAAAGAAAAGATTAGCACAAGCACTATAAAACGTATGTATAGTTATTTGTCAAGAGCAGAAGAATACTATGACCCAAGTGATTCAACAGCTTGCGGTACAATCTCATATTTATTATGGGGTGGTAAGTCAGCTAAAAACTGGGCGGAAAGTAAAATAAAACAACTTAATTTATATTCACAGGTAATTAACGAAGAATATGCTATAATTGATGACCGCCTTGCATACAGCACACAAGAGAAAGCTGAACAAATGGCGCAGAGTATAGGGTGTGAGGGTTACCACGTACACAACTACGAGGGTAAAGATTGGTATATGCCGTGTGAAACACACGAACAAGAATTAAAAAAACCTTGTTGGAAAGGCTACGAACAAATCGGTACAAAGATGAAAAATGGTAGAAAAGTACCAAACTGTGTGCCAATAAAAAGATAACTATGGATTGTAACTGCGATTACTGTATTTGTAAATAATGCGTAAAAAAAATAACTACTTTAAAACACCTAGTAGGTCATCTCCAAAAAGTGCTAGGCGTGGCTGTTTGTGTGAAGATAATACATACAATAAAAAGTGCTGCGATGGTAGTTTACAAGCTCAAGGTATAGGGCGAGTATAAAAAAAATACATTTGAAAATATAAAAAAATTTGTAGTGGCTATTATATAGTTATGAATGCTACAGAAATTTTATCTAAGGTCAAAACCTTGTTAGGTGTTGACGCAAGCAATCTTGAAGTGAAAGCCGAAGCAGTGTCTTTGGAAGAATTGACTCTAGAAAATGGTACTGTAATTACAGCTGGAAGTTTTGAAGCAGGTAATGAAGTATTTATTAAAACAGAGGACGAGAAAGTACCAATGCCAGTTGGCGAGTACGAGCTCGGAGATAATAGAACATTAATCGTAAAAACAGAAGGTATGATTGAAGAAATCAAAAATTCAGAAGAAGTCGTTGAGGAAACTCAAGAGGAAACGCAAGTAGAGCAAAACCTAGAAGAAGAAAAATCAGAAATGGGTTATGCTACTAAAGAAGAGATGACAGCTTTAGCGGAAGCCGTTGAAGAAGTCAAGAACCAACTTAGGGAAGTCATTGAAAAAATGATGGACAAAAAAGAGGAAAAAGAAGAAATGGCTAAGCAAGAAGAATTGTCTAAACCAGCTGCAGAGGGTATTAAGCACTCACCAGAAGCTGAAGAAACAAAGCTAGGCGCTAAGTATGCTGTTAATTCAAATCAGAATACTACATATAATAGAGTATTACAAGCAATAACTAATAATTAATAATAAAAATGGCAACAACTATATCAAATGACGTTACTAGAATTTTTTCTAAACAAGAAACGTTAACAGCTGCAACAACTTTGACTGCTGCTGATTCAGGTAAAACATATTTAATAAGTGGTACAGGTTATACTGTAACACTACCTGCTCCTTACGCAGGATTCCACGCTAAATTTATCGTGGCTGCTGCCTTTACTACTGACTGTGTTGTACAAACACCTGCTGACAATAGAGATATTCTAAATGGTGGTGTGATTGTAAACGGTGCAATAGTAGAAGCTGACGCAGTAGATCAAGTAACATTTGAAGACGGTGCAGAAAGTATTGGTGACCACGTTGAAATATCAAGCGATGGTACTAACTTTTATTTATCAGGTAATGGTAATGCAGCTTCATCAATAACAGTAGGGGAACTATAATAATAATAATAATATAATATAAAATGGCAACAACTAATAATTTAACAACATCTTACGCAGGAGAGTTCGCTGGTAAATATATCTCAGCAGCGCTTCTAAGTGGGAAAACACTTGCTGAAGGAAATATTACAGTAGTTCCTAACGTAAAGTTTAAGCAAGTTATGAAAAAAGTTTCAACTAACGGAATTGTAAAAGATTCTACTTGTGACTTTGATCCAACATCAACTTTAACATTAACAGAAAGAATTTTACAACCAGAAGAGTTCCAAGTAAATTTACAATTATGTAAGCAAGATTTCCAATCAGATTGGGAAGCTGTACAAATGGGATTCTCTGCATTTGATAATCT